CTTACATTTATCCAATGCACCTTTTGGTGCAGGACACATATAAGATTTGTAGATTTCACCTGCTTGGAATTTAGATGTTCCTTGCATAGCAGTCATACGACCATGAAGACAAGTTCTAAACGGACCACTACCTGTTGTGGTCTCACTTATAACTGTCCCACCTAATGCTGCAGCAACGTTTGCTACTGCTTGTTGATTTTGAAACACAGGTTGTGGTGCACTTGGTGCGCGACCAATACCTGCTGCTTCAGCAAATGCTTCTAAACTTCCTATGAAAGTTTCAGAAACAACTGCTGCTTGTATTAATGTTTCAACTTCTTCTGGAGTATCACCACGGAATAGTGGGATAGTTCCATTAGGTAGTTTGAAACTTACCTGTATCTTTGCTTCGGACATTATCCTAGTCCTTCCTTTTTCTCGTACCATTCGCAACTGTTTTTATATCCGCATAGATTACAATGACTGTAGTTCGGAACAAATATTCTATCTTTCCTTGCTCTGTCAAAGTCACCTACTAATCTAGTTAATCTCTCGACTGTGTAAAAGTCAAGGCTAACTGGTGGAGTAACATCTTTCTTGCGTGCCATCCAATAAGCACCCAGTTGAGGTCTTACTCCGTGTAATACTTCTATGCCTACTGCATAGAATCCTAGTTGTAAAGTACTGGTTGGTGTCCTTGCACCAGTCTTCACATCAACTACAATTAACTCACCTGTTGGTGTCACCATAACTCTATCTAATGCCATTTTAATTTTGACACCATCTAGTTCTATGTTCATACTTAATTCAATTGCTGGTTCGCCACTTGGCAATGTCCATATAGCCCATTGCTCACGCTCTCTCCACTCAATCCAGTTCTTAAACATCTCGATACCATTTGAATACCACCAAGATTTATCCTCTGGTTTACGTGGGTTTGCCGACCTGAATGGTTGGGCAAACCCATCGTCTCCAAGTCTTTTACGAAATTCAATCTCAGTATCATCCCAAGCAGAACGCCAATAACTTTCTACTTCATTCATTTATTATTGTCCTTCCACTTATTTAAGTCCCACATTTCTGTGGCTCTATGGACAGCAGTGCCACCATACAACCACCATGCTGGGATTTCTTTTACTTGTTTAACTCTTGATAAGTAGTACATCCAACCACAACTTAACCAATCCATGAGGCTGGAATAACTAACATGTTCAGGGACTTGTTCGTCCCCTATGTTCACCATTTGGTGGTGCAAGCGGAGAGAAAGGAGGAAGACCCCGCTTGCGTGTCATTTACTTCTTGCTTATTGAGAAACGGATATCCGTTTTGTTTTCTATACATAGTCCACAAGTGTAGCACGCACCACCGTCAATAGATATCAACGGAATTTGGCGTGTTTGCTCAGGACATTTAGCACCAGGCTTACCTGTCAAGGCTTTGACCTGCGACGATGCCTCCTCAAACGTGTCAGATAGCCATGCTAATTTAACACCATGCTCTTGGCGTAAACGCCTAGCCTCATCCTTGTTGTCAGCATCAGCAGAGAAATACAAACTAAGATTAGGAATCCCAGTTAACATCTCTATCGCAGGCGGTACCCTTGTGTACACCCAGAACTGTACGTCCTTGTTATGTTTAATAACTCGTCGCCATGCACGTGTGTAATCTTTAGAAAAGAAATCACCATCCCAATGTATACGAAATAGTTTAGGTGCATTGTACTTATCGCATTCCCATTTGAAATCATCAATCATAAACTGAATCATTTGTTGTAATTCGTTTACAGATTTATTTTGTACAGCATCCCAATTGGCAAGCAACAATTCTCTAGTACCTTTAAATATCTTTTCTAACTTACCTGCGTAACATATCTTCTCGCAGACTGATGTCGCACCTGGACAAGAAAAAGATTTGCCAGATGGAAGACCAAAAGTATTTGCTATTAATGGTTTCTTTCCATCTGGCGTGGATAGTGTTGCAGTTTTCCTATCGTTGTTGCGTCTCAGTCTGGGTAGACTAGAACTCAACCTCAATACTTTCTTCTGAGTATTCATCATCAACATCAGCATCGATAGAATATTCAAGACTGCCAACAGCGTTCTTGACTTTCTCTTCTGCATCTTCTACTGATTCTGCTTTAACAGTGAATGAATAAGTAATAGTTACGTGACCCTCGAACTCTTGTTGCAACAGGTCAGCACCTATTTCACCAAGCAACTCGTTGGCTTCATCACGATGAACAGTTATCTCTTCATCTCCACCATCGAACTGGTCTTTGAAAAAGTTATGAACTGCTACTTGTAACTTACTGATATCACCTAATCTTTTATCTAACCGTTCTGCTTGTTCTTTTATTGTTGCTTCATACTCATTTATCTTTTGTTGTAAATCATTTAACGGTCCATCAAACGTGACCGTTGCTCTTACTACTTCTTCTTCTGACATTTGTATCTCTCCTTTGTTGAGTGTGCCCTGCCCAATACAGGTAGGGCACACGATGTTAATAAAACCAATAGGACTTATTGGTATGTATCCTATTCCTTTACATGTGAAGCACCATACTTCTATCATTGCAGAAGCAAGTCCAATGCACGGTCCTTTAATACTTCACTCTCTGCCATTATCACACGCTCAGCACGACGATTGTCTTTACCAATCTTAATGCTGTTAGATGTACTACCACGTACATTCGTGTAATAATCTGCATACTCAGTGACAGAGTTAAACAAACGCCAAGCATTCTTGTCTAGCATTTGTTGACCTGGAGAATTAAGATACAACTCTTTAATCGTATCTCTCTTGTTCCACAACATTGTGATAACCTTTTCCTCATTCTTTTCCAATGGTCGTTTACCCATAGCAGCAGCAATATCTGCTGGCACAGGAAACAAATGAGATAAGAATGTATCAACATCATGTGGATGCACAGGAGTGTTGATTAATTTATCTGCTTGTTCTTGTAAGAAACCACCATACTCAAATGACAGTTGCATAACATCACGTGCTTCAGCAATAGATTTATTACTGTTAGCAGTATGTCTGATGGTGTGCTTGTACTGTGATGCACGACGTGCCATACGCCAAGTGTTCTGACACACAACACGTACTGCTGTCAATGCAACAGACAAACTAAAAGAACCATCATGTGATGTGGTTGCAAAGATATACATATCTGATTTATCTTTACCACCTACAAGGATACCGTTAGGCATACGCATCGTGATGAATATCTTTTTACCACCATCAATTGAACCAGCAGTTTCATATGATGAACCACTGTCAACTAACGCATCAAGAAAGTTAAACACTTCCTTGTTCTGAATAGGTGTGTATCTTGTACCTACTACACCTAGCGCGTCACGTTCACCAAGCAACGGATGCTTACGGATAACTGCGAACTTGTCCTCAACTGGCACAACTTCAACACCATCATTACTCATCACACTTGAATACAAGGGATGTAATTCTACTTCCCAATCAAGCATTGCTTTCTTGATAGCAGACTCGGCAGTTAGTTCTTCTTCAACTACTTGTCCTAGTCCATGCCATCCTGGTTCACGGTAAGCAACGAATGCTGTCTCACCGTTTATCTGTTCTAGATTATGCATTTACTTCCTCCTTTGTTGGTTCTGTATCTGCTAACTCTCTATCATACACGTTAGTAAACCCATCTTTAAAATCTTTAGCAGACAAGAAAGATACTTCTCTTATTACCTCTACGCATTTGATTAGCAAATCACGTAGATTAGATTGTTCAATATCTTTAACTAAGAAATCAAATCTTTCATAGTCTTCCAATAAGAACACCAATGTGCACATGATATCCATAACTATGGAACCATGCTCATCATTACAATCATCAGTTGTAGACCAATAGGTTGCAATAATTTCAGTTAACTCATCGTATTCTTTTTCAGAATACTTGTTAACTTTTTCTTTAAGATAATTATCTCTTGCATTCCAATCATAATTATCTTTAGTTTTGTCATGTCTATCTAACATGGCAACTAAATCTTTTACTTCTACTAGTGAATCTAATGCCATTTGTTTCTCCTTTTCTAATAGGTAATGCCCTGCCTAGCGTGTACTAGGCAGGGCATGTTGGTGGCATTGCTAGTGTGGTTTCCCTACTGGTGGTGCCGACTACGACACCCTTACTCGTGTATCATTGCGAACCAGTATTGCCTTAGATACCATCAACTCTTATCTTGTTCTTCCCATTCAGTAACCCAACCATAATTAGTAGGTGGTTCAGGTACTTCTTCATCATCATGGCTCCAGTATTTATGTGAACACTCAACACACATACCTAGTTCTTCCTTGTGTATGTCGGTGTCAATTAAAATTCCACAGTCATTACAAGGTGTTGTGTCTTCCTTGTACCCATACCAACTACGCCAGGTTGCAATAAGTTTATTCATTCGGTTGTCCCAAACTCGTATATACAATCAGCACACATACCCTGATACTCTTTCTTGTGCTTCTTACAATAATGTGTACTCATTTACCTGCATACCTTTTCTGTAATTTATGTTTAACAACAATCCATTCATCATCAGATAAAGTACGGAACACATCTGATGCTGACAACAACAACTCGCATGCGTCCTCCTTACCCCATCTATAATCGTTGTCCCTTGTTCTAATGTTATCAACTACATTGCAGAAAAAATGTGAAGCAATTGCAGTGTAATCAACTTTCAGTTCTATAAATGTACTATCCATTGTGGTCCTCCCACCATTGAATCTCAGCCATACCACAGTCGTAGCACAGCACTACTTCTTGATGTCCATCTGAAACAGTTTCAGCATCACACCTTGTACAATATGCAGTCTTCATCAATCATTCCAATCCTTAATATCATCTACATAATCGTAGACAGGACTATTGATAGAGAACTCATCACCAATCTGCCAACTAAAAGGTGATTGCATAATCACATAGGTAGCAATGTACTTGGTGCCGTCCCAATACTGAGACTTATAGTTAGCACGCACACCACCACCCATATCAATATCTTCTTTGAACTTATGTTGCATCATGCATCCACCTCCGAAACAATCTTGCCGTCATCGTCCAAAGTTCTCAACATCCTTGGTGGCTCTTCACCACATGGATAGAACGAAGCCTTGTGTGTAGTTCTACAATCACATTCCACACACCTAATCTCACCATCATCAGCAGCGAAATGGTGCGTAAAATAATTCAACATAGCCTGAGCCTGTTGTTCAGGTGTATCCATAGGAAATGGTTTAGGCACATTGATAGTGTGACTCATCGTGCCGCATCCATTTCTGCTGCACCAATCTCACGCCACTCCTCTTGCTTAATCGTATTAATCTCATCAATACGTAAACCAATAAGCATAGAAGCACGAGCAAGATTTAACCCTGCTAAACCAAGACACGCATCAATATCATTCGGACCATAGTCTGCATCCAAATCATTAGACCAAAGCGGAGTCTCATCCATAATCGCAGACATGTCGTTGACACATTTACGAATCCTACTAAGCAACAAATACTCTTTATCTAAACTCACTGCATTCCTCCTTTGTATAGGCAAGCCTTGCTATCACAGTGTGTAGCAAGGCTTGCTATGTCTATTACAATCAGCAATAGACACACTCTTTAAGATTCTTGGACACATACAAATGACAACTTGGACATAGCCTTAGATTCTTCACATCATCAAGGCTATCCAAGTCGTCTGACATACCAAGAAACTCTGGACTGTCCTCCAGTCTGTAACCTGCATAGTATTTATCTGATGCAAGAACACGACTATCATGACTTCTTGTTTCCACATACTGTTTCTCTATACACACCCAACGCATAAGGAATGTGTCATACATCCACTGTTGTCCTCTATCTTGGTTGCGATGACCTCTTCCAGGTCAGTCTCAATCTCATGCATAGATTGGCTATCCTCATAATCTAACTGAGCCATAGCAATACCACCTTTGTTACTCATTTTCTATCTCCTTTTCTTTTACATGCATACAACCACCCTTGAATCCAGTAGTTGTTGTCCAACATCCTCCATGGGTGTAGGATTCCACACCTATCACACATAAAGGACTCATCGTTGTCAGTACATATAACATCTTGTACCCACATATCAATACCACCTACTAATTTCGTCAGCCAACACAACTAGCCCTACAAATAACATCATCCAACCAAACCATTTCATTCTATCTCCAAACAATCAGAACATACTGTTGTGCCATCAACATAAATATGTCCACCATTCTCATACCAATTAATAGCATCATTACACACATAACATCTACTCAACCATTTCATATTTCTTTTCCAATCTCAATAAACCTTTCATCATTACTATCAGTACAACCATTATCACAAACAAACTCTGGTCTATTACTAACCAACGAATAAACTACCCTCAAATTAGTAACAAACCAAGGTCCACTACAAATACAACAATAAATATCAAACTTATCGTTGTCAGTACATTTACTCCAATATTCCTCTTTACTAACTAACATATATTCTCCTTTTGTAGGACATCAGTAACTGCTACCGACAGACGCCAGTAGCAGTTCTGAATATCTGTTCTGTTAAGCAACAACTTCTTGAACAACAAACTGGTCATACCATTTCTTGTTGTTCAATCGTTTGCTGTGGTATCCCTTAATGGTAAAGAGATGATTGGCTGGGCGTATTGCTCTGTTTCTGTTAGCGTCATCTTCAGACTCAAACAGAACGTTGCCACCTGTTGCGTCCTCGTTGGTGTCTGTGGCAACTCCGAAAATATTGCCACCCCAACATACGAAGAAGCCTGACCATTGGAACTTGTTATCGTTGTCACGGACAATCATAAGTCCACGAGTTCCAATAACTTCGCCATCCTTGGAGCGTTTTATACTCTCAAGGTTCTTTACTTCAACACGCTCATATGCAATTGTTTGCATTTTCGTTTCCTTTCTAAGAGAGCGAGGCTTTCACATCTTGTCGAGTGGTGCCATGACGCAGCGCCAACCGCGTGTGGTGGGCGTGTGATTTACAGCATGCCTCGCTTTGGCTCGGCGACGCTTTACCAGCCGAGACAGAGGCGTGGTGTAAATCACACGCACAACACAACGGTTGCCCCCTTGAGGGGTACGCGTTGCGATTGGCCACCAACTCGACGTGAAGCCACGCTCTCGAAAGGAAACGAGATGCAAACGCTCTTAATTGCATACGAGCGTGTTGATTGAAGTAAAGAACCTTGAACTTGTATAAACGCCCAAAGGCATGGCAAGTTATGAACCGTGGACATGATTGCCATGACACGATAACTTGCCAAGTTCCAAGGTCGGCTTCAAGTGTTGGGTGTGGCTTTCGAGAGTTGCCCGACCCAACAGGACGCCAGCGTGGCTTGTTCGAGTCTGAACGATACGCAACAGAAACGTTCAGAGCACGCCCAGCCAATCACCTTTCCAATAGGGAACCCAGCAAACGAGAACAACGGAAAGGTAACCAGTTTGACTGTTAAGAAGTTACTCAACAGCAAACAGAACAGTCAGAACTGATTGGCGTCCTGTTAGTGCAGACTGAGGTCCCAAACAGGAGTGGTCAGATGTGACACAGGTACGTTGCAGGCTGTCTGCAACGGACCCCAGAGTGTTTAAATCTGACTCCACTCTGTATATGAATCACCCACTATATTTTTTTGTTACGGTGACACAGTCTGTTTTTGCTGTTTTTTGGTTTGTTTTATAACGATTTGGTGTATTGTTGTCCGCTTTTGTATTTTGGACGGATTAGTATATATATGAGGGGATAAATACTATCCCCTCATCTGTAACTGTAAACAGATATTTAAAGCCTTTAAGGGCTTTAAATATACTGTTCTGTACTGTTACAGAGTGTAGTATTCTAGAGTTACGGATAGGTGTAGGTATGGGGTTCCATAAGGGTAAGGAACACCAAAACGCTATGGATTCTGTGGAGGCTAAGAGATTATTCCTTCAGTATGTTTCTGATGGTGTTGGGGTTCAGCAGGCTATTGGGCTTGTTGGGCGTCAACCTGTTACCCTACGCCAATGGATGTCTCGTGACCCTGGGTTTGCCCGCAAACTTGAGGAAGCCAAAGAGTCTGGGGCTTCTAAGGATTTATCTGGTGATAAGTATCAGATTGAGTTTTCTGAGTTTTCTAAAAAATTTTTAAATAGTTCTATCTTTCCTCACCAGCAAAATTGGGTTGATGTGTTGGAGGGGCGCGACCCTTCTTGGTTGCATCCTAGTATGGTTTATGAACCTGCTGACCCTACAAGATTATTGATTAATGTTCCCCCTGAGCATGCTAAGTCGACTACGATTACCGTTAATTATTCTACTTACAAGATTTGTATGGACCCTGACAATACTAGGATTATTGTTATTTCCAAAACCCTGACTAAGGCTCAGGAGTTTGTTTATTCTATTAAGCAACGTTTAACTAATCCTATGTGGGCTAAGATGCAGGCAACCTATGCTCCTCCTGGTGGGTGGCGTGAGGATGCTGATTCTTGGAAAGCCAACGCTATTACGTTGTCTCGTACTTCTACTGAAAAGGACCCAACGGTTCAGGCTCTTGGTATTGGTGGTCAAGTCTATGGTGCCCGCGCTAGTCTTATTATTCTTGATGACTGTGTAACTGGTGCTAATGCCCATGAGTGGGCTAAACAGTTAGAGTGGATTCAGAAAGAAGTTGTTACTCGTCTTGACGACGAGGGTGTTTTGTTGATTGTTGGTACTAGGTTTTCTGCTACAGATTTGTATAGGGAGATTCGTAACCCTAAGCATTGGTCTAATGGTAAATCTCCTTTCACTTATTTTTCTATGCCAGCAGTTTTGGAAACCTCGGAGGACCCAAAAGATTGGGTTACTTTGTGGGCTAAGACTGATTTGAAGTCAGGTACTAAAAAAGAACCTGACGCTGATGGTTTATATACTAAGTGGGATGGTCCAGCCCTGTATCGTCGTCGCGGTGAAGTGACTCCTAGTACTTGGGCTTTGGTTTATCAGCAACAAGATATTCAAGAAGATTCTATTTTTAAACCTTCTTGTGTGCAGGCTTCAACTAATGGTATGAGACGCACAGGTCCTGTTAATAATAAATTACCTGGTCATCCTAAAGATGGGGACTTTTACCTGATTATGGGTATTGACCCTGCTATGACTGGTAAGACTGCTGCTGTGATGTTGGCTTATGACCGCAGAACACATATGCGTTATGTGTTGGATGTTTATAATATGGTTGACCCTAGTCCTCAAAAGGTTCGTGCTTTGATGGAAGATTGGGTTAACAAGTATCACCCGCAAGAAATGCGTGTTGAAATTAACGCACACCAGAAAGCGTATGCGTTAGATGAAGAATTAAACCAGTGGTTAACAAATAGAGGGATTCAGTTCCGTTCTCATTTTACTGGTAAAAACAAATGGGATGTTGATTTTGGTGTAGCATCTATGGCTGCCTTGTTTGGTAGTGAACGTGATGGTAAACATCAGGACGATAATTTAATTGAACTTCCTTCTTCTGAAGGAAATGAGCATGTTAAGGCTTTAGTAAATCAATTACTTACCTGGTCTCCAGGTGTAAAGAAATCACAAGCAACTGATTGTGTGATGGCTTTATGGTTTTGTGAAATTAGAGTTAAAGAGTTAATCCAACAATCTGGGTTTGCTCAATCACATACGCATAACAGGTACGCAACCAAGGCTGGTATACGTAATAGAGGAACAGTAAATCTAGATGACCTTGCTGCAGCACAATATGCTGAAGCATACTTATAGGAGTTTGAATGGCACTTGATGTGCAACAGATAGCAGATAAGGTTGAGGCGTTAAAACGTCGCAGCCAGGGTCGTGATGTGCGTATGGCAAATGTTTTGTCTGTACGTCGTGGCGAAATCTCAAACGTTTACCCTGACTTTTTCCCTGAAGGTATGCCTTCACCAATGATTGCTAACTTCATTGATGTTGCTGCACGCGATTTAGCAGAGGTGCTTGCGCCTTTACCTTCTATTAATTGCAGTACCGTTAACACAACTTCTGACCGTGCTAAAGCACAGGCAGAGAAACGCAGCATGATAGCGAACTACTATGTTCAATCTTCACGCTTGCAGACACAGATGTATACAGGGGCTGATTGGTTTCTTACATATGGCTTTTTGCCAATCGTTATAGAATTAGATGTTAAAGATAATCAGCCCCGCATCCGTGTCGATAACCCTCTGGGTGCTTACCCAGAGTTTGACCGTTTTGGTCGTATAACTTCTTATGCGCGTAGGTATGTTAAAACTATTGCTGAGTTAGTTGCAGAGTTTCCTGAATACGAAAATCAAATCATTGGACCTATGGGTCGTGATATGACTGATATGTATTCATTACTTGAAATGGTTCGTTATGAAGATGACGACCAAATCCTTTTATATCTTCCTGAAAGAACTAATCTTGTTTTAAAACGAACACCTAATCCTCTTGGTGAGATTATGGTGCGTGTTGCACGTCGCCCAAGTATTGACGAAGAACCACGTGGACAGTTTGATGATGTGGTATGGGTACAACTTGCTCGTGCACGTTTTTCTTTACT